TGCCAAGATTGTGGCCATAGATTTAGCACCATTGAGGTGCCGCTTGATTGGGTAGAAGAACTGCGCGATTTACGTCAATTGCGCTCGCAATTGCGTGGCCTTGTTGGCGGCAGTAAGGTCGCCCCAGTAGTTTCCTGTGATCAATGCGTTCATTGGTATAGAGACAGTTGCGGCCTTAGCATTCCTGAAGCTGGCGCAACATTTGCAACTGATTGTTCTTCTTTTGATCATGCCTGATTTTTCTTCTTTTTTATTTCAAAACGACGAACCAGTTTGCCCTAATCTGGGCGAAGGCATTAGTCGGCCGCGGCCACAAGATCAAGTTAAGCCTTACCGAATATTGGTAAAGATACCTGGATCATTGCCAATGAAAACAACACTCAACGCACCATCACCTAGCGAGGCTTTACGTTATGCAAGCAACAGATGGCCAACAGCAGCATGGGAATTGCTCGATGACTAACACAACATTAAGCAGGATCCAGCGGATTTTGACCGATAGCGGCTTGTTTAAGGCTGGCCAGCAAGAGGAGCGCCGTAGGATTCAGTATTTAATCGATGCCAGAATTGACGAGCTTAGCCATGCTGGCCGTTATGGCTCCAGCAGGTGCATTGAGCTGTTGCAGCTGCGGCAGGCAATAGAACCATGACGACTTGGGGCATTGATTCCGATTGTATGTTTTCAATGCCCGTATTCCGCCCATGGTGGATGGATGGCGTTAAACTCATGCACGGCCCACTTTTTTTAAATCCAACCAGCGCCGAAGATTATGGTAAATGCATGGCAACTGCAGCAGAGACGCGCCGATCTGATCGATCAACTTTATGATCGCAGCGGTCGCACCAATGGGTTATATACAGGACTGTGGCAAGAGTTTGCGGCTGATGTAGCTGTCAATGCAAGGGATACACAATATGATGATGTAATTCATGATATTGCAATTGCAATTGGCGCCACTGAAACAATTGATTTAGCAGTTGAAGCTGCGGCTGCATTAGAAGTTATTCGTTTGCATTTACTTGGGAAATGGATTTAATCGCTAAGCCCTTGCGGGTTTTGGTTGCCTGCGAATACAGTGCCCGCGTCCGCGACGCATTTCGACGCCAAGGACACGATGCGTGGAGTTGCGATTTGCTGGAGTGTGAAGCTGATCCGCAATGGCATTTACAGCAACCGGTTGAAAATGTATTAGCCGATGGCTGGGATCTAATGGTGGCGCATCCGCCATGTACGCATTTGGCAGTGTCTGGGGCTAGATGGTTTAAAAATAAACAAATAGAACAAGAAGCGGCTTTAAATTTTGTCAACATGTTGTTAAATGCACCAGTGCCAAAAATTGCTTTAGAAAATCCAATATCAATTATTTCAAGCCATGTACGTAAACCTGATCAAATTATTCAACCATGGTGGTTTGGTCACGGCGAAACCAAGGCGACGTGCTTGTGGCTTAAGAATTTGCCATGCTTAAAGCCGACGCAAGTGGTCGAAGGTCGAGATGCCAAGGTCCATCGGATGTCACCTGGGCCCAATAGATGGAAAGAACGCAGCCGCACTTACACTGGCATTGCCGAGGCCATGGCTGCCCAATGGATTTAATTAACGACCCACCTCACTACCGGCAAGGGAAAATTGAATGCATTGATGCAATTAAGTCGGCATTAACGCCGGAAGAATTTGCAGGGTTCTGCAAGGGCAATGCGTTTAAATACCTATGGCGCGAAAAGCATAAGGGCGGCCTTGAGTCGCTTGGCAAGGCGGCATGGTACCTAGACCAATTGCAGCCTTAACCTGTGCAAGCCAAACTAAGGCGGTCGTAATTTTCCCATGATCGCACTACACGGTGGCCGCTTGCTGCTGGAACGCTATGAGCTGACCAGCAATTGGCAATGTCGAATAAGACTAGGCCCAAATAAAGCGCAACAGATGCGACAGGATTTGGAAACGATGAGCTTACGCTTGGCCGTCATCAAAGCTCAAAGCGTTTACCATAAGTTTCGCACTGGCAAACCAGACGACGACAAAAGGAAATGCTGGGAATGCATCCATTGGTTACCAAGCGCAAACAACTGCGATCTCGGTTTTCCCGAGGCTTGTCATACTAGTGGAAGATTTGCACGCAGATGTGAACTGTTCCATTTCCATTCTGACCCGGTACGAGGTGACTAATGATTGCTACGTTGAGCAGTTAGAAAATGAACGCGGTGAAATGTACTACAGAGCCTGCCGCAACGGTGTGTGCAGGTATTGCGAAGATTTATGGATGGCGCAAATGTACGCCGAATCTATGTCAGATCGCGGGTAATCCAGTCATGTAGTCGGATTTCACGGGTCAGACAATAAAATGTCTGGCTGCGATACCAAGCAAAAACATCATGCGATGATTTCATGCTGTTGCAATGCAAGCAACAAGCTACCAAATTGGTTTCAACGGTTTCACCGCCTAGGCTGCGGGGTTTGACATGATCAAGCGTTGCGTTCTTGCCTAATGGCTCATCACAATAAGCGCAGCAATTATCCCATGCCCTTAGGATGCGTTGCCGGTAGCGTGATTTGCTGGTTTTCTTGGGGACCAGTTCAGAGCCATCAATTTGATGATCCATTGGTAGGAAAACAAAAAACTTCTACCTCTAAATCCATCAAATCATTGTCTGGAATATATTCTGAAATACGCGAATATAAATCAGCCGGAAGTTCTTCCGGCTCTCGATCACTATCTAAAATAAATTTGGCAGAGACTTCGACCAGATAACGATCCATCAATCCGCCGTCGTTATCTCTAGCGTAACGGATTGCTACGCTAAACCTGTCCATCCCCTTGACCCATGGCCTACTACCTGATCACTGGTGAAGACGTACTGATCGGCCCTTTTGCCGGTCACCTAGAAGCACAGCAATGGGCCGAGGCCCATGCGCTTGATGATTACGACATGGAGCAGGACGAGGCGCTTGCTGACTAGTCCAGGTTTGATTGGACGTGTGGCTGGCTGTTATAGCGGCCAGTCACCGCATAAGTGCGCGTTGGCTTGGCGGCCAGCATATGGAACACCATTTGGCCAATCTTGAGCCCTGGGTACAGAGGCAGCGGGTGAAACCTGCGGGCGTTCTGTAGCTCTAGCGTCAACTTGCTGCCATGCCAGCCTGGATCGCAATAGCCGGCCAGCATATGGCTGTACCCTTGGCGGGCGCGGCTGGATTTAAGGACAAATTGAGCCCCAATATCGTCGGGCAGGTTGAAAATTTCTTGGGTTTCAGCCAAGACAAATTCACCGGGCATCAGCAAAAATGGATCTTCGGCTGTTGCGCTGGCAATGCTGTGGATTCGCAAGCCGGTGTGTTCCTGTTCCTCTAGCATCAAACGATCGCCAAGTCTTACATCAAGACTTGCTGGATTCAGTAGTTCTTCATCGAATGGCACCACCATGCCGTGCTCGCGGCACATATGGCGAATTTCAAAATCAGGAAGGATCACAGGCGTTTAGTAGTCCCACCGAATCTTACGACGGCCAGGGCGTATTCCAAGATGAACAAAGCCTTTAGGCGCACCATAGCCAAGCGAATAAAGCCAAGTACGATCGCACCAATTTTGCAGCTGATATACATCAACACCATCAATATAAAAATCAACCGCTCCAGTGTCTGGTGCATCGTACAAATGCTCTGATTGAGTTGCGCCACCAACGGCAGCATTGATCGCAGGTGGACGGTAACCGGATGTAATGATCAATGATTTGCCGCCAAATGCAGCACGGGCTTTTTCCATGAATTGCGCTAATTCCAGCGCTGTATCGCATTGATGCTGCTTAACAAAACGACGAGCATTTTCATTTAATGCAAATTCGCCATAGATAATATTGGGCGTAACTTTAAAAGCAAATGAGCTAGCTGGCGTAAATTTGCCTGTTTCTTGCTTGCGATTGCGTTTCCATAGTTCGCCTTCCGCTTTACGCCGGCGCTTTAGACCGGCCTCAACATTGCTGCCGGGGTTGCGGTAAAGCATCATCGCGTCTGGGACCTGATCCCAAAGCCTATGGTGCAACGTGTGGCTGATCGTTTCAAACCCACTGGCACCATAGAAGCCGGCGCCTAGGTTGTAAGCAAAGCTAATCAGCGCACAACGTTGGTTTGAAGTCATTTCCCCCCAGTGGGGGATGGTGCTCGATACATGATCAGCAAATTCACGCACTTCAGCCTCAAGCAACTGATCCGCCTTGGCCTGGGTGATTGTCAAATCATGCGGCACCGGTTTGCCATTGATCCTGGTTGTGCCATAGCCAACGGTCCATGGATCGCCGCCAGACAATGGGTCAGGGTAGGCCTTGAGCTGACACCCTTCAAATTCCTTGATCAGCTGAAGCGCTTGATTTAAATCTTCCTGTTTTCCTCCAGCCTGCCAAGTTTGATACCAATCCGCGTCACGGGTCAGCAATGCTGCTGGCATTGCATCTTGAAGCTGTTTAATTGCAGCATCTTGATGCGGCAAGCCACGATAAAAACGGAAAAAATCCCGGAGTTCCATATCAACGACGGGGGAAGGCAAGCCGTGCAAATTGCAAAACTAGCTGAATCCAGCTATTGGCCTTTAATGGGCTTAGGGCAATAAGTTCAGAGCCAGCGGCCACGACAATGGCAATAGCTGCAATGGTGTTAGCGTCCATGGGAAAACCTCGGGTTAGCGTTGTGCTTCAAGTGCCGCGATGCGTTGCTCTATTTGGCCAATACGACCAAACAGCTCAGTACGATCTTCGCGCATTTCACCGCGCATCAGGCTTACCTCGCCAGCGATATGTTCTACCGCTGCGGTAAGGCGCACCACGGCGGGGGCATTGTCGCGGCGCAACATTCCACCTAGGCCGGATACGGCAATGCCGATAACGGCGCCAGTAACAGCAGCAAGAACTTCAATCACTGGCGGCAATCGACCATCACCGTCAGTCTAGCTGAACGCCGTGGTCGTGCTGTTAGATGAGAACACCACAGGCGCCTCTGGCTCTGGCTGCGCTGCGCTCCAGCTTGAGTATGCGGCGCTGGTGATGTACGCAGCTAGCTCAGCGGTGGTGGCGGTGGCGTTGATGGCTGCAATCTTGGTGCCAGCGGCCTCGCGGATACGTTGGCGCTCGGCCTTGATGGCGGCATCCATGGGCTTGCCGTTATCGGCCTCACGGATCACCATCCAATCAGTTGGAGCCAGCAACGTGTTTGCCGTGGCACGGGTCTGGCCGATCCACTGATCAACCAATTGCGAATGGTCTTTGGGAAGCTCTGGGTTCCAGTAGAAGCGCTGGTCGTACCAGGCGGGTTCGGGCTGCTCCGTAATTCCGATGGCGGCGCGGTCCTCAGGGCTAGCCAGTCGCAGCCAATTGGCTGGATATTGGATGCCAGTTGCCGGATCTGTAAAACAGGCGTCAATTGGAAGTGTTACGCCATTCAGTAGGAACATGCCACGCGGGCGGTTTGCTCTTAGTTTAACAGGGACACACCAACCAGCTTATGACTGACGACGAAATCCGCAGCATCATGTATAACCACGTTAGTGAATTTACCAGCGGCATCTTATTTACCGATCAGGGCATCCTTGATTTTGCCCATGAATTACTTGGCACGGTCCCACCAGAGCCGGAAGATGAAGACCCACGCGCCAGCTACAAGCACCTGATCGA